CACCAAGAACATGAATGATATCAGAGTTTGTAAATGCGCCACTTTGGCTTAAAATAGATACAGATTCTAATTCAATGGTTGATTTTGCATAGGAACTTAATGAATTATTGGCAACTCTTACAACATATATTTTGTCGGTATAATTTAAAAAATTAAATGCAGTGTAAAAAGTCTCCATATTATCGGCGGAAGGTTCACCGAAAGTTTCAATTAATTGAGATTTATTTCCAATTAATACAGGTGTATTGATAGGACCAGAACGGAAAACACCTGCTAAAGCACCCGATGGCGCTCTTGGACCACGGGCTACGATACTTCTGTCAAATTCTCTAATTTCAATGCCAGGACTAACTCTGTTAATTGCCATTTTTTTTCTCCATATATATTCTTATTCTATGTGTTATTTAGAGAAATGACAATTTTCATATTTTAATCTTCACGTAAAAATCTTTCAAATTCCCTGTTTGATATTGTTGTTATTTCATTAGTGTATAAAGTATCCATATGATCCTCCCCCATGAAAGGAAGAATTTCCTCATCTATTAAATTGAAATTTTCTCTGATCAATCTTTCTCTCACGTTTGTATCAGTCCAATCTTTGAAATAAGGCTGTTGAACTAACCAACTAAACAAGACACAGCACATTACTAAATCGTCATGATGTCCTTCTTCCGCTTGGAATGAATCGCCAATTTCAATGAACGTTGTCAATTCATCTATAATCCATTGATCTTCTACGAATAATTTATCTGTTTCAATTAATGTTTTTAAGTTTGCACAACCGATACGTTTAACTGTTTTCGTAGTTCTAACGCCAACCCCAGGTCTATTAGCAAAACCTCCACTTAAAATTTGACCGGCTCTACCCTTCATTTGTGTAAAAACCATGTGTTCATATTCTAATTCACGATAAAGAATATCTGCAACCTGTTGGCCGTTATCATTTACTTCAATACACAC